AGACCGATAAGATTAACATTATTCCGTTGGAAGATATTATCACCTCAATAAACCGAAAGTTTAACTTCACAGACCTTGATGAGGGGTCCGCAACTTACCTGAATACCAAGAGAAAACTTAGACAATCAGAGTCCTTGACAGATCCTTTACAACAAATAAAGGATTTTTATGTTGCAAGTTTGATGAATCAATACTAAAATGGAAGGGCGAGGTTGTTTTGCTTTTCCAAACTTTAGACGATAAGGATAATTGTGTGGGCATCTATACCAACGGTGAACTTCATTTTGACTATGTTCCCGATGGGCTGACGCACACTTGGTCTTGGACACCTTACTTGGATGCGGGCGTGGAGTATGCTAAGATTTGGGTTGGTGGGAAAACCCTTACCGAAGTATGTCCTGACCACATCAAGGAAGACTGGGATGAGGTAAACGAAAAGTTGTTTGCCCTCTATCGTTCGTTTGGAGAAGCAAAAGTGGACCTTAGAAGGCACTGTTTCTATGATATGGTTCCGACCAAGTTCTTGAAGCGACACGCCGCCACAAAGGACCGCATTTGTCGCTGGGTGTTTGAGAACCACGAAAAGCCCGACAACCACGACCTTCTTGTTCAGGCACACGGCCTTGTTCATTCTATGGAAGACTACACCCTAAACATTGACCGCCAAGAGGTTTTGAAACAACGCCACAAGAAGGCTTACAAGGGCTTCTGGAAGCTTTATAATAAGTACCAACACAATGTGAAGTATCTATTATACGGATCCGCTACGGGCCGTCTTACGACTACGAAAACCTCGTTTCCTATCCTCCGCCTCAACAAAGAGTATCGGCAGTTCATCAAGCCAAACCAAGACTGGTTTTTGGAGTTAGACATCAACGCTGCCGACCTTCGTTCGCTTTTCCTGATTCTCGGAAAGAACCAGCCATCCATCGACATTCACGACTGGAACATTCAAAACATCTTTGGAGAAGGCACAACCCGAGACATGGCCAAGAAACTAATGTTCTCGTGGCTTTACGACTTGGATAAGCGTAACGACAAGTTGGAAGCGGCCTATGGTCGGGACAAGATTCTTCGTGACCACTGGAAAGACGGCTGGGTCACAAACCCGTTCGGACGAAAGATTCAAGTCGAGAGAGAAAACGCAATCTCTTATCTTATTCAAAGCACAACAGCCGATTATGTAATGACCAAGTTGATCGAGATCGACAATCTTCTTGAAGGTAAGAACACTCGCTTGGCTTTTACAATCCACGACTCGATTGTGCTTGACTTGGACTGGGAAGAGCGGTATACTATAAAGGAAGTTTTGGAATGTATGCGAGCCGATGGTTTTGTGGTTTCTTGCAAAACCGGTAAGGACTTCGGAAACTTAAAGGATTTGGCCCTATGAATGTGATTGGCTTTGGCGGTGTCGGCTGTCGTATCGCTGGATGGTTTGAAGACTATCCGCAGTACAATGTCTATTATGTTGACCACCAGAAGTGGGGCGAGAATAGTTTAACTTTCAAGAAGCAGAAGCATCCTGAGAAGTATGAAGAGAGCGCACGAGACTTTAAAGACTTTGTTGAGGCCCTTGACGATGAACCCATTTACCTCTTTCTTTGCGGGGCTTCCTACGCCACGGCTGCTTCCCTTGCTTTCCGGCAAGCACTTGGAGACAGGGAAGTAAACCTTGTTTATGTTCAGCCCGATACCAGCATTCTAAACGCCACACGTCAGAAGCACGAGCGCGTAGTTTATCACGTCCTTCAAGAATACACACGGTCAGGACATTTTGAAAGAATGTATCTGTTCGATAACAATACTATTGAGACCATTCTTGGTGAACTTCCTGTTATTGGTTACTGGGATCAGATCAACACTCTTGTTGCCTCAAGTATTCACATGATTAATGTTTATAATAATAACACTCCAATTGTCGGAGGTCTGGAAGACCCACAAGAAACTTGTCGGATTTCTACAGTTGGAAACAAGAACATCGAGACCGGTGAAGAAAAACTGTTTTTTCCTCTTGACCAAGTTCGTGAATCATGCTATATTTATGCAGTAAGCGAGGAAAGGCTAAAGCAGTCCAACAACTTGTTGATGCAAGTCCGAGAGGAGTTGAAGACAAGGTTGGCTAAGGACCATAGTTTGTCTTTTGGAATCTTCCCTACCAGTTATGATAGGGATTTTGCGTATGTTATCAAACATACATCTTTCACACAACAGAGGCAAGAATAAATCTTCTTGCTTACTTTAGGGCTAAAAGTGCCCACAATTACCACAATAGGAGGCCATTATGGCTATTAATCTAGATAAGATGCGAGCGAAGCAGGCAACACTGGACGGCGATGGTCGGTCCAAGGAGAGCCCATTTTGGAAGCCACAGGACGGAGATCAGGACATTCGTATTATCTGTCCCGAAGATGGCGACCCCTTCAAGGAGATGCATTTCCACTACCTTGAAGTAAACGGAAAGCGTAAGACTGTTCTATGTCCAAAGCGTAACTTTGATGATGACTGTGCTATCTGCGAGTTTGCGTCATCACTTTGGCGAGACGGTGTTGCTTCCAACAACGACGAGATCAAGCAGAAGGCTAAGAGCATGTTCGTCAAGCAGCGTTACTTCTCACCAGTTCTCGTTCGTGGAGAGGAAGACAAGGGTATTCGTGCTTGGGGTTACGGTGTAACCGCATACAAGAAGCTTCTTGGTCTTGTTCTCAACCCAGAGTACGGCGACATCACCGATGTTGATGAGGGAACCGACCTGACCATTACTTACGGTAAGGTCGCAGGCAAGCGTTTCCCAGAGACCAACATCAACCCTCGTCGTCGTACCAGCATCCTATGTAACGATGCTGTCGGCGGACCACAGCGGTGTGTCGAACTTCTCAACAACATGCCCGATGTTTCCAAGCTCTTTGAGCGTGTTTCATCTCAGGACGCACAGAACATTCTTGATGAGGTTCTTGCGGACGAGAACACAGGAGCAGAGGAGATTCATTACAACAACACAGGTGCTACCGACGACATTGAGGCAGCATACTCACAGTTGATGAACAGTTGAGGACATTTTTTCGGGGCACTTCTTGTGCCCCGGAACTATTTAATGAGTGAAATCGGAGATAAGTATTATGGCTAGATTCAAGGCAATGATAGAAGATTGGAGGAGGCAAGGGCCCGATGGTCCATTGTTTTACATCGTGATTATTATTATTACTTTGTTGGCTGCAACACTCGCGACAATGGAAACAGGCGAGGCGTCAGAATACCCGATTGAAGTTATTACTGAGACCGGCACCCCGTACACGGGCCCGGACTTTAGCATTACGAGAAAACGGTTCCGTAATGCTTATCTTATAACAGAATAACCCAGAGAGAAAAATGCCCAAGAAGAAAAGTGCTCCCAAGGCAGGTCGTCTGTCTATGGCGGACATGCGTGCTCTTGTCAATAAGAAAGCAGGACAAGAGGTTGCTCATGATTTGAAAGAAAGTAACCCAACTGAGGTTACGCAGTGGATTCCAACTGGTTGTCGTTGGTTGGATTCTATTATTTGTCGCGGTCGTCTTGCTGGGCTACCAGTAGGAAAGGTTGTTGAGATTGCTGGCCTTGAGGGCACAGGTAAGTCTTATATGGCCGTTCAGTCTGCCGCAAACGCTCAGAAGATGGGAATGGATGTTATCTATTTTGACTCTGAGGCAGCGGTAGATCCGGGCTTCTTGGAAGCCTCAGGCTGCGACTTGGACAAGTTGCTTTATGTTCAGGCTACTTCGGTAGAGATGGTCTTTGAGACCATTGAAGAACTTTTGGCAACTAACGACAATCAAATGTTGTTTATTCTTGACTCTTTGGCGAATACACCGTGCGAAGCGGACTTGGAGACTGACTTCAATCCACAGCGTACAATGGCTATGAAGCCTCGTATTCTTTCAAAGGTCTTCCGTAAGATTACAACTCCACTTGCGAATAAGAACTGCACATTACTGATCTTGAATCAGTTGAAGACAAACATTACGTCTAACATCGCAGAAGCAATGGTCAATCCTTATTTCACTCCCGGTGGTAAGGGGCCTGCTC